AATAATCCAAGCAACAAACAACGCAGAACTTGCTGTACGATTTGGTCGTAAAGCAAAAACGTTAATGGAGCAGGACGAGTTTAAAAAAATATTTAATACAAGACTAAGAGAAGATTCTAAAGCTGCTGGTAAATGGGAAACGGACCAAGGCGGTGAATATTATGCAGCGGGTGTTGGAGGTAGTATCACGGGCCGTGGAGCGGACTTATTAATTATTGATGACCCACACTCCGAACAGGACGCAATGAACATGGCCAGTTTTGATAGAGTTTATGAGTGGTACACATCTGGACCTCGGCAGAGGTTACAACCTGGCGGCAGAATAATAGTAGTGATGACTCGTTGGAACGTTGCTGACTTAACTGGTAAGTTGCAAAAAGCACAAGCAGAACCAAAAGCAGACCAATGGGAAGTGATAGAATTCCCTGCAATCTTGCCCAGCGGTAAACCGGTGTGGCCTGGATATTGGAAGTTAGAAGAGTTAGAAGCGGTGAAAGCATCCGTAAGTATATTAAAATGGAACGCACAATACCAACAAAATCCAACAGCAGCTGAAGGAAGTATTATAAAGAGAGAATGGTGGCAAGTTTGGGATAAGAAAGATTTGCCTCCACTACAACATGTCATACAAAGTTATGATACAGCATTTATGAAAAAAGAAACTGCTGACTATTCTGCTATTACAACATGGGGTGTATTTACACCAAGCGAGGACAGTGGACCGCAGTTAATATTGGTAGATATGATTAAAGATCGGTACGAGTTCCCAGAACTTAGACGTGTTGCAAAAGAACAATACGACTATTGGAAGCCAGAAACGGTGATTGTAGAAGCTAAAGCTTCGGGCTTGCCTTTGACGTATGAATTGCGTAAGCTGGGCATACCAGTTATTAACTTTACACCTAGTAAAGGAAATGATAAACATACAAGGATAAACTCTGTAGCTCCGTTATTTGAGTCAGGAATGATTTGGGCACCGGAAACAAAATGGGCAGAGGAAGTGATTGAGGAATGCGCTGCATTTCCGTTAGGGGAACACGATGACCTAGTGGATAGTATGACTCAAGCAGTAATGAGATTTAGACAAGGTGGCTTTGTTGACCATCCAGAAGACTATGAGGATGAAGAATTGCCACAGCAACAAAGGACGTACTATTAATGAAATTTTTATTAGAGTTTATAAAAACGTTATTGACTAGAGCTGGTAAAACAAAAGGTCTTAATAACAATGTTAAAAGTGAAATTGTAACAATGTTAGACGAAGCCACTGAGTCAGTTTTAAAAGGCAATAAAAAAATAGACGATCAAATTGCAGAACTCAAAAAAATAGAAGAACAAATATTTAAAGCAGAAAAAACTTCTGGTGAAGCCGACACTCTTATTGACAGACCGCAACGTATGTCTGCGACGATGTACGAAGGTCCAGAGCGTTCTATTGCATTTGTATCAGAAAAAACAGGATTAAATATTGATAGAGCAAAAGCTGCTGTTTTAGAAAAAATGAACGAAGCATATCCTCCCGGCTCACCTAAAAGAGCAACCGCGGAAGATGATGACATGATTAAAGCATACCTAGATAATAATTTGGGTTATAGCAGTGATGATGCTATAGGATTTTTAGAAGAGATAGAAGAGATTGGAAAAAATATTGATACAGATAATGTTGTAGATATAAGAAGTGCTCCTAAAAAGAAAGAGGGACTAACATCATTAACCGATCCTGACGATGCAGCTATTAAAAAATTTCTTGAAGAACAAGGCATAGGTAAAACTAGTTTTGATCCTGAAAAAGGCATTGTTCAATCTCCCGCAGCTTCAAAAGAAAAAGCAAAAAGAATTATAGCAACTGAAAACGCACCTGATGAGTTTTTTGGAAAAGCAGTAGAAGACTTAACTCCAGATGATGTTGATTCGTTAAGAACAGATAAGTTTGTAGACGACACCGTAGAGACTAGAAGAAATTTAGAAGGTTTAGATAACACACAATTAACAGAGTTAGCTGGAAAGATGGCTAGGCAAGTTGCAGCAAACGAAAGAAAAATAGCTAACCTTATTGATGCAGGTGAGTTTGACAAGGCAAGAGAACTAGAAGAACTAAACAAAAAAACATTAGATGCAATGTCAGGCGAAGGACTAGAGGACTTAGATCAGATATTAGACCTGTTTCCGTTTGATCCGGAGAAACCTAAAATGGCAGAAGGTGGTCGCATAGGTTTTGCTGATGGTAAAGACGTTCCAGGTTCAGGCAAACTTCCAATATCAAGAAGAGGTTTTCTTGGTGTTATGGGTGGTGGACTTGCTACGTTATTGGCAGGTGGCAAAGGATTATTACCTGCAGCAAAAACAGGTATCACCGCAGCAAAAACATTATCAGCTCCAGGTATGCCTAAATGGTTCCCATTACTTGTCGGTAAAATACAAACAAAAGGTAACTTAATATCACCAGCAGCGCCAAACAAAGGTGAAATAAATGCAGTGTATAAATACAAAGATGGTATGACAGACTATAGAATGGTAGAAGATGTAAACACAGGACGAATAGATATATACACTACAGCAGACGATGGGACTCAAGTTAGTTTTGAGTATGAGCCATCAATGAAAAAATATTTTGAAGACGGTAGCAGCGTGACAGAAGACCCATCATTTTTTGTTGGAGAGTTTAGAAAAGGACACGAGGGTGCAGCAGACCTTGAACAGTATTCAATGGGAATGGATGAAGTTGTATCGGATATTCGTAATATAGAAGATTTTGCAACTCGAGGAACCACGATGCAAGTAGATGATGCAATAGAAGATTTTGTAAAAAAAACGCGGACCGAGGAGCCCGGATTTAACCAAGGTGGCCTAGTACCACCACAAGCAGGACCAATGGCAAGTGGCATGGGTTCCTTATTTAGACAAAGGACAGTATAATGGCTATAGACAAATCAAGTAAGTTCGACCTACCAAATAACATTAGAACAAAAGTAAATGTTCCAAGCAGACAAGGTCAGATACAAGCAATACAAGAAAAAATGGCTCAACAAGAAAACCAAAGACCTGTTGAAATAAATCAAACAGAAGATGGTGGTGTTGAGATAGATTTTGATCCAGGAGCGTTATCTGGTGTAGGTTCACAAACACATGACGAAAATTTAGCAGCGCTTTTAGAAGATTCAGAATTAGTTGAGATTGGATCTATTATTACAGAAAACTATGATGAGTACAAATCATCAAGACAAGATTGGGAAGACTCTTATACAAAAGGTTTAGACCTGTTAGGTTTTAAATACGAAAATAGATCAGACCCGTTCCAAGGTGCGAGTGGCGCGACACATCCTGTACTTGCAGAAGCTGTTACACAATTTCAGTCTCTTGCATACAAAGAATTATTACCTGCATCAGGTCCTGTAAGAACACAGATAGTAGGCAAGATTGATCAAGCACGAGAAGATCAGTCTGAACGTGTAAAAGAATTTATGAACTACCAGTTGATGGTAGAGATGAAAGAATACGAACCTGAGTTCGATCAAATGTTATTTAACTTACCATTAGCAGGTTCTACATTTAAAAAAGTTTATTACGATTCTGTTATGCAACGTTGCGTATCTAAATTTATACCAGCAGAAGATTTAGTTGTACCTTATACAGCGACAAGTCTAGAAGATGCAGAGTCGATTACACATACTATTCGTATGTCAGCAAATGAATTATTAAAATATCAATTAAGTGGTTTTTATCGTGACGTTGAGTTAATGGCCAGTGATCCTTCTGATACAAGTATATCAGAAAAGAAAGACCGTATATCTGGAGTTAGTTCAACAAACAACGACGAAGTAATTACACTACTAGAATGTCATTGTGATTTAGATTTAGTTGGCTTTCAAGATGTTGATGAAAACGGAGAAGTAACAGGATTAAAATTACCTTACATTGTAACTGTTGATGAAGACACAGGAACTGTTTTATCAATTAGAAGAAACTTTAACGCACAAGATCCAAAACGCGCGCGCCGCGATTATTTTGTACACTTTAAATTTTTACCAGGACTAGGCTTCTACGGATTCGGGCTTATTCACATGATCGGTGGTTTATCAAGAACTGCCACAGCCGCTCTAAGACAACTCTTAGACGCAGGTACGTTAGCAAATCTCCCGTCCGGATTCAAACAAAGAGGTATCAGAGTCAGAGACGAAGCTCAACCGTTGCAGCCGGGCGAGTTCCGTGATGTTGATGCTCCTGGTGGAAATCTTCGTGATGCATTTATGCCATTACCATTTAAAGGACCAGACCAAACATTGTTATCGTTAATGGGTGTTGTTGTACAAGCAGGTCAACGATTCGCAAGCATTGCTGATATGCAAGTTGGTGACGGTAATCAAAGTGCAGCAGTCGGCACAACCGTTGCGCTCTTGGAGCGTGGATCGCGGGTTATGTCAGCGATACATAAAAGATTATACCAATCTTTAAAATGTGAGTTTATGTTAATCGCAGATAATTTTGCAACATACTTACCAAAAGAATATCCGTATGATGTAGTCGGTGGACAAAGACAAATTTTTGCAAGTGACTTTGACCAACGCATTGACATTATTCCAATTGCTGATCCAAATATATTTTCACAAACACAAAGAATTAGTATTGCACAAACACAATTACAGTTAGCAATGTCTAATCCTAAAATGCACAATTTGTATCAAGCGTATCGTGATATGTATGAAGCGTTAGGTGTAAAGAATGTTGACACATTATTAAAAAAACCAAAGCCGCCACAACCAATGGACCCTGCAATGGAAAATATACAGGCATTGAGTGGTCAACCATTCAAAGCATTTCCGGGACAAGACCACCAAGCACACATGGACGCACATTTAAGCTACATGGGTACAATGATGGCACGTACAAACCCACAAATTATTGCTGCATTGCAGAAAAATATACTTGAACACATAACTTTGATGGGTCAAGAGCAAGTTCAGCTAGAATTTAAGGACGAAATTATGCAAATTCAACAAATGACACAGCAAATGCAACAAATGCAGATGCAAGCACAAGGAAATCCGCAAATGGCACAACAAATGATGCAAAATCCACAAGTTGTGGAGCTACAAAAGCAAATAAAACAGATAACAGAGGCTATTGAAGCACGAAAAGCGGTATTAATAGCTGAAACAATGGCAGAATACCTTGAAGAAGAGAAAAAAGTGCTAAATCAGATCGATAATGACCCATTACTAAGGTTAAAAAGCGATGAAATACAGTTAAAGGCTAAAGAAGAAGAGAGAAAACGTGAAGAAGGCGAGCAAAAAGCCGAAATGGACTCACTAAAAATGTTACAAAACAGACAACTTGCAGAAGACAAACTTGAACAAGAAGATGATCATGCTAAGATGAGAGCATCGGTATCACTTGCAAAAGATGGTATAAAACAGATGCAAGCAACTATTAAACAGAGAAACTAATGAATAAAAACGAGCAAAGAACATTTGGAATAACAGAAAACTTGTTAAGAAAACCTGTTCCCAGGTTTTATGGAGCAGGTGACCATAAAGTTCAACTTGCCTACATAACACCAGACGAAGCTGAGTTACTTTCTGAACTAGATTTGCACGGCAGTAACCCACCTAATCCTGGACCTGAAGGCATACCTAATTTTAATGACCCGGCGGGAGCTTCTGGACCGGATTCAGCGGGAATGAGCGGCGTCGCAGCAAGTGCTGGGGAATCTGCCGCTAGGGGAGACGCTGTTGGTAGGTCTGACGCATCACAAGCTGCTGCAGAAGGTGTTGGTGGGTTTGCAACTGGTTCAGGAGGACAAGCTATAGGTTCTTCTCAAGGAGCTGTAACACAAGGTGGTTTGAATGCAGCTCAAAGAGGCGTTGATCTTGGAACAAATACTTTAGGTCCAGCTTTTGGTCTTATGGGTCAAGAAAGAGCTGACGCGATATCAGCAGCCCAACCAAGTTTTGGAAAAAGTTTTGGAAATTTTCAAGAAAGTCTAGGAAATTTTGTTTCTAATCTTGGCATTACAAAAGGTGGGATAATGGGTTCAGCCATAGCTGCAGCCTTAGGTCTTGGACCATTTGGTGCTATGGCTCTCGGTCAAATAGGTAAATCGTACAGTGACAAACCAGAAGGTGAACCAGGTTTTTTTGGTCAACTTGGGCAAAACGTAAAATCGGATTTATCTAGTATGTTTGGAAAAGCACCTGAAGGTGAAGAAAGATCATTAATGGACAGACTAGGTATTGTTTTTGGACCTGCTGATCCAAATGTTGACGACAAGGGTGGAAACAGAGAACCTGTTGTGCAAGAATTAGCAACTATGGATGTTGGAACTATTGAAAAAAACAATATTATAAGAGAATATATAGCAAAAGGCTATCCGCCAGACCTGGCAGAATATTTATATGAAGCTTTGCACGCTAACGCATAATGAAAAAACAAAATAAAATCAGTAAGGTAATGCGTGAGTATAAATCAGGTAAACTTAAGTCTGGTAAATCTAAAAAGAAAGTGGTAAATTCCAAACAAGCCATAGCTATCGCGCTCAGCGAAGCAGGTGTAAAAAAGAAAAAAAGGAGGTCATCATGATCGAACTTATAAAAAATAAATGGGCTGACACGCCTGTTAAATGGAAAGTAGCAGCAGGACTTGTTGTTGCTGTCATTATCATAGCAATCATAAAATAATTAATGGGACCATTACTCTCACTTCTACCTACAGTTTTAAAAACTGGCGCTCAAATATTCGCAAATAAACAAAAGGCGAAGATATTAATGTCAGACGCAGAACTATTGCACGCGAGCAAGATGGCGAACGGGGAAGTGGAGTATCAACAGGCGGTAAGACAATCAAACGACAAAGGATGGAAAGACGAGTTTGTCCTTATCCTTGTGAGCGCGCCCGTAATTTTATTGATATGGAGTGTCTTTAGTGACGATCCGTTAATCCAAGAAAAATTGCACGCTTTCTTCGAACAGTTTAACAATCTGCCTTTTTGGTACCAGACGCTATTTGTCGGTGTCGTCGCTAGTATATACGGACTCAAGGGAGCAGACATATTCAAAAAGAAATAACATTTGATGAATACTGGGAACAGGAAAATCATTTATTAGAATTGTCATACCAAGAATCGGTAAGACAAAAAGAAGAACGGGGGAAGAATATGGGGGAAGATAAAACGTGTGATTGTCACACGGAAGAAAAAGTACGTTCGGGGGAATGCTGTAAACAAAAAGCCAATCCTCTTGATGAGTTTTGGCATAAACTAGGAGATAAATATAAAAAATATGTCAGAAGCTATAGACCCAATAAACGTAATATATAAAACTCAAAGATTACTTGATGAATTAATTGAAAGCAACGCTAACGTTCTTGTAGGAGGTGGTGTTGACAACATGGAGAAATACAACTATATTCTCGGTAAGATTCATTCGTTGGATCAAATTAAACAGGAAATCTCTAACCTGCTAAACCCTAAGGAGCCAGAATCAGATGATGACAAAGTCACACGCATTAGAAGATAAGTACAAAAAAGAAGTTAAAAAAGCTAAAGAAGAACCTTCACAAACAAATTTAGAAAAGTTACCAAACCCTACTGGGTGGCGTATACTTGTTATGCCTTTTCAAGTTAAAGAAGAAACACAAGGCGGAATTATTATAGCACAAGAAACATTAGACAGAGCCAGAGCCGCGGTCCAAGTTGGATACGTATTGAAGATGGGTCCGCTTTGTTATGAGGATAAAGATAAATATACTACGGGTCCGTGGTGCAAGGAAAAAGATTGGGTGATATTTGCAAGGTATGCAGGATCGCGCATGGGAATTGATGGTGGTGAGATAAGAATGTTAAACGATGATGAGATTTTAGGAACGATTGACGATCCTATGGATCTTATTCACGCAATGTAATCATAGGAGGATTAACTATGCAAGACGAAGAAAAGATAATAGACGTTGGCGAAGCTGACGAACAAGAAACAGAGATTGATTTAGAAGCAACACCGGTTGAAGAAACACCAGCCGAAGAAATAGTTGTTGAAGAAACAAAAGAAGAATCACCTGTTGAAGCAACAGAAGAAAAACCAAAAGACGAACTTGGTGAGTATTCTGAAGGTGTGCAAAAAAGAATAGCTAAGCTAACTCGTAAAATGCGTGAAGCTGAACGACAAAAAGAAGAAGCTATTGCTTTTGCAAGAACACAAAAAGAAGAAGCTGAACAATTAAGAAATAAATATAAAACTTTAGATTCTTCTTATACACAAGAGTTTGAGAAGAGAGTTACAACTAATATTGATGCTGTAAAATCTAAATTAGCAAATGCAATTAATGCAGGGGACATTGAAGCACAGGTTGCTGCGCAAACAGAACTTGCACAATTGACCATGGATTCAACCAGACTTGCTAAAATAAAAGAGATACAAGAAACTACTACAACAGCACCAGAGGCAACAAAACCTCCTACACAAGCACCTACACAACCACAACAAGTAGACCCTAGAGCAGATGCTTGGGCGTCTAAAAACCCTTGGTTTGGTAGTGATAATGCAATGACTTACACTGCATTTGACATACATAAAAAGCTTGTAGAAGAAGAAGGGTTTGACCCACAATCAAACGAATATTATTCTGAAGTTGACAAAAGAATAAGACTTGAATTCCCACATAAATTTGATAAAGTGGAGAAATCTACAACATCTGCACCAACGCAGAATGTAGCAAGTGCTAGACGTCCGGCCTCAACAGGACGCAGGAAAACTGTGAAACTCACACCTTCACAAGTAGCAATTTCTAAAAGATTAGGTGTGCCACTCGAAGAGTATGCGAAACAATTAGCCGCGAAGGAGGTATAAGCATATGACAAAAAAAGATACAGTGAAGAAAACTGTTAAAACTTCCCGCGTGAGTGAAACTAGGGTCAAAAAAGAAAGACCTAAAGTTTGGACTCCACCATCATCTCTAGATGCACCGCCTGCGCCAGACGGTTATCGACATAGATGGATAAGAGCTGAAAGTATGGGCTTTGATGATACAAAGAACATAACTGGAAAAATAAGGTCTGGATGGGATTTGGTGAGAGCCGATGAATACCCAGATGGTGATTATCCGATTGTTGATTCCGGTAAACATGCAGGAGTGATTGGGGTTGGTGGCCTTGTGCTGGCAAGGATACCCGAAGAGCTCGCAAAGCAACGTGAAGCGTATTATCAACAGATGACGCAAGATCGTAATGAAGCTTTAGAAAACGATGTCTTAAAGGAACAGCATCCAAGTATGCCGATCAATCAAGATAGGCAAACTCGTGTAACTTTTGGTGGCTCGAAAAAAGACTAATCTTTTTTTGTTCACCGATTTAAACAACTAAACCTTTAAGGAGGAATAAGACTATGGCAACAAATATAGATGCCCCATTTGGTTTTATGCCAGTTGATACAATCGGCGGAGCTGCTCCAGGAAAACTCGGCGAATATAAAGTCACTAATGACGCTATATTCCAAGGTGATTCAGTTCAAATCGCTAGTAATAGTGGTGTCTTAACACAAGGCGGAACTGGAACTACAGACGTAGGAGTTTTTTGGGGTGCTAAATACGACGATTCAAATGGTAAACCAACTTTTACAAACAATGTCCCTGCATCACAAGCGGCGACTGCATTCGTATACGACAATCCGTATCAAGTTTTCGAAATTCAAGGAGACGGTGGTACAAACTCTGCTCAAACAGATGTCGGTAGAACTGCAGACAAAGTAGTAGGTCAGGGCTCAACAGCAAACGGTGTTTCAATATTTGAACTTGATTCAAGTGACATTGGTACTGGTGCTAATTTACGTATTGTAGGATTTTCACAAAATCCAAACAGAGGTAATATTGGCCAAGAAACCACTGTGTACAGAGTTCTTATAAACGAACACACTTACGCTAACTAATAGCAGGAGGATTTAAAACATGGCTATAAGTAGACAACAACTAGCAAAAGAGCTAGAGCCAGGTCTGAATGCATTATTTGGACTTGAGTACAAAGCGTACGAAAATCAACACGCAGAAATTTTTGATTCAGAAAACTCTGATAGAGCTTTTGAAGAAGAAGTAATGCTGTCTGGTTTCGCAAACGCGTCAGTAAAACCAGAAGGTTCTGCTGTGACTTATGATAACGCGCAAGAAACTTTCACTGCAAGATATCAACACGAGACAATTGCTCTCGCTTTCTCTATCACTGAGGAAGCTGTTGAAGATAACTTGTATGACAGTATCGCTAAGCGTTATACTAAAGCACTAGCAAGATCTATGGCTAATACAAAACAAATCAAAGCAGCTAACATCTTAAATGATGGCTTTGCTACTAACACGTATGGTGATGGACAGTTCTTGATCGATAATGATCACCCGACTATCGCTGGAAATCTTAGTAACAAACCTAGCACAAACGCTGACCTATCTGAGACATCTTTAGAGCAAGCAATGATAGACATTGCAAACTTTAAAGACGAAAGAGGGTTAAAGATTGCAGCAAGAGGTATGAAACTTATTATACCTAGTGATACTCAATTCACTGCTGAAAGAATCTTAAAATCAGCTAATCGTGTTGGAACTGCTGACAATGATATTAATGCACTTTCATCTAAAGGAATGCTTCCACAAGGATACGTGGTAAACAACTTCTTAACAGATACAGATGCGTTCTTTATCAAAACTGACGTTCCTAATGGATTAAAACACTTTACTAGAGCAGCTATCAAAACTGCTATGGAAGGTGATTTTGAAACAGGAAACGTTAGATATAAAGCTAGAGAAAGATACAGCTTCGGCGTATCTGACTGGCGTGGTATCTACGGATCACCAGGAGCTTAATCAGTAGATTAAACCTTTTAAAGGGGCCTTCGGGCCCCTTTTTATTTGCATAAACATATTTAAAAGCGTATACTCGACGCACTGCATATTTAATTTAGTTAGTATAGACTCGTGCAGTAGACTTTCTCAGGACTATATTAACGGAAATGGAGACAAAATTATGGGAAATACAACTTATAGTGGTCCGGTCAGATCAGAAGGTGGCTTTAATGTAATTAATAAAGCAGCTTCTACTGGAGTGATTACAGAAACTGGTTTTTCAGTTAACTCAACTGGACAACTAATTTCACTAGGAACAAGAAAAATACAAACTTTCGTCGGCACCCTTGCTGCTACTGATACAGGTACGGCTTATGCTGATGGCGATGTTCTTGTTGAACTAGGAACTTTAAACACTGATGTACCTGATGGATTAGTAACAGCTACTAAAATCTTTATCCACAAAGCAACTGTGCTTGTTACAACTGTTAGTGGTCCAACTCTTGTTGGAGGTTTATCGTTAAGTGCAACTTCTGGAACAGCTACTAATTCAGCTGTTTCTTCTGGAACTGAAATTGTTGGTGCAGGTGTTGCATCTATTAATCCAAGAATTTCTGCAACAGACTCAGTAACTGAAGTTGACCTTGACTTTGATGCGGCAGCTTTTCATGTATTTGCACCGAACATTAGTGCAGCAGTTGCTAGCAAACACTTATATGCGTTTGCAACAACTACATTGAATGGTGATGCTTCAGCTGGACGATTTACAGTAGAACTAGATTACTCAGTAATGTAATAAATAAACTCTGAATAGGGGGGTAATGCCCCCTATTCTTTTAGTAGGAGAAAAACAAAATGGCAGACGTAGTATTAAATCAAGAAGGCGGTACAGCTTTATTTTCAGGAAATAAAAAAGTAATTACTCATTACAACAACGTTTCAGACAGTAGTGGTAGTACAACAAAAATTCTTGACATATCAGATTATTCAAATGCAGCAGGTGATTCACCTGTGTCAGCAACTTTGAATAAAATTTGGTATAGTGTTTCAGTAACAGCAAAAGTAGATTCATTGAGGTTGTCTTGGGACAACTCAGGAACAGACCCTATTTTTCTAACTCTTGAAGGAGATGGTCATTTTGATTATAGCTCAATAGGTGGTATTCAAAATAACAAAGCTACAAACTTTACAGGTGATGTAAATGCAACTTTACCTGCTTGTACTAGTGGGGATAGTGCTTCAGTTACTTGTGAGTGGCTATTAAATTATTAATAAGGAGTAGCATATGCCAAACACTACTTCAGGAACAGCAACGTTCGATAGGACTTTTGCCATTGATGAAGTTATGGAAGAAGCCTATCAACGTATAGGTATTCAAGACCTTAACGGATACAGAATAAAATCTGCAAGACGTTCTTTAAATATAATGTTTCAAGAATGGGGCAACAGAGGGTTGCACTATTGGGAACTAAAAGAAACCAATATCAATCTTGTAGAAGGACAAGCTGAATATCATTTTTTTAGAAGTGCGGCAGATGACACTGCTGATACAAACAGAGCGCAAGCTACAACAGTACAAACAGATTCTACAATTTTTGGTATGGACGATGTTCTTGAAGCAACTTATAGAACAAGTCGTGCTACTACATCTCAAACAGATGTAGCATTAACAAAAATTGATCGTTCTACTTATTCTGCTTTAGCTAATAAATTAACTAAAGGTCAACCTACTCAATATTATGTACAACGTTTCATTGACAGAGTAACGGTAAACTTATATCCAACACCAGATTCTACTACTGCTAGTTCTGAAGTGCATCTTTATTATGCAAAAAGAATTGAAGATGCTGGAGATTATTCAAATTCAACTGATGTGCCTTATCGTTTTGTTCCATGCATGGTGTCTGGGTTAACTTATTATTTGTCACAAAAATATAGGCAAGAATTAGTTCAACAAAATAAAATGTTGTATGAAGATGAATTAAACAGAGCGTTAACAGAAGACGGTTCATCTACAAGTACACATATAACACCGAAAGCATATTACCCAAATGTCTAGTTTTGCATCAGGAAAAAAAGCACAAGCAATATCTGATCGTAGTGGTATGGCATTTCCATATAATGAAATGGTTAAAGAGTGGAATGGTTCATTTGTACATATATCTGAGTTTGAACCAAAACATCCTCAAATAGAACCAAATGCACATAAAGCAGACCCACAAGGCCTGCAAGACGCAAGACCAGATAGAACAGAAACTGCCGCACCTAATTTATTAAAAACTAATTCTTTTAAAACAGGAACGGCTGGAACTAGTGTTATTACAGTTACAGAAGAATCGCATGGTAGATCAAGTAGTGATACAGTTCGTTTTTACGACACAGTTACTTTTGATGGTATAACCGCTACAAACATTAATAGATCTGCTGGATATACAATAACTAAAGTTGATGATAATACTTACACATTCACCGTTGCTACAGATACGGCGACAACAGGAAATACAACAGGAGGAGGGTTCCGTTCTTACGCTGGACCTGTTACAATAACACCATGACCACATATGCAGAATTAGTAACACAGATTAGAGACTACACAGAAACAGATAGTAATGTTTTAACAACAACTATTGTTAATGATTTTATTGAACATGCTGAAATGCGTATTTTTAGAGAAATAGATTTAGATGTTTATAAGAAAAACGCTACAGCTACTTTAACTGCAGGCACTCCGTTTGTAACTATGCCAGGAGTTATACCAACAGACTTTGAATTTGTAAGATATGTAGCAATATATGCATCTTCTTCAAGTTTATCTGGCTCTACTTTAACAGCTAATGAAAGAGTTATTTTACAGAAAAAAGACGCTTCTTTTTTGTCTGAGTATTGGCCAAATAGAACTTCTACAGGAGCACCTAGATATTACGCAAATTATGACGAAGACTCTTTACTTCTTGCACCAACGCCAAATGCGTCATATACTATGGATCTTGAGTATAATGCTCAACCAACAGGATTGTCTTCGAGTAATACAACTACTTGGGTCAGTAATAACGCCCCGATGTTGTTGCTTTATGCCTGCCTCATAGAAGCGTTTAGATTTTTAAAAGGCCCAGCTGAAATGCTGCAAACATACACCCAAGCTTATACAAGTGAACTTCAAGTGTTAGCACAAGAACAAATGGGTCGAAGAAGACGAGATGAATATAGTGATGGAATTGTAAGAGTACCAATGCCATCAGAACAACCATAAGGATAAATTATATGGCAAACGTAATATGTAATGTTTTTAAAGAACACCTATTAAAAGGTAATCATAACTTTAGTTCGTCTAGTGGCGATACTTACAAATTAGCTCTTTACACATCATCAAAAACAGTTTCTGCATCAGCGGTAACTGGTTACAACACAACTAATGAAGCAGCAAACGCATCAGGCTCTGGTTACACTGCAGCAGGAAACACATTAACAAATTCTGGTGTTACAGGAAGTTCTTCTACATCCACAGTGTTTGCAGATTTTGTTGACACTTCTTTTACATCAGTTTCAACAACAGCGCGATACGCTCTCATCTATCAATCATCTGGTGGAGCAGCAACAGCAGGGCTTGCTACAGATTCAGCGGTTTGTGTTTTAGATTTTGGTGGTGATTTTACAACTACAGCAGGAACATTAACAATACAATTCCCAGCCGCAGATACGAGTAATGCAGTTATAAGAATATCGGGATAGGAGATTAAATGGCATTAGTCCTTAACGATAGAGTCAAAGAAACCACAACGACAACTGGACAGGGTACCATATCTTTAGGTGGTGCTGCAACTGGTTTTGAAACGTTTGTAACTGGTGTTGGTGACACAAATACAACTTATTATATTATTGTACACGAGTCAGATGGCACGTGGGAAATAGGTATTGGAACTATTGGTGACGCGTCTCCCGACACTCTTGCACGAACCACGGTAATCGATACATCAGCAGGTAACACAACTAAAATAGATTTTGCAGCCGGTAGTAAAACAGTATTTTGTACACTGCCTTCAAGCAAAGCTGTATTCCTGGATGCAGACGGTGACGTTACATTAGGAGCTAATTTAGACGTTGGTGGTAATTTAGTTGTAACTGGTACAACAACATTTAATGGTGGCACACTAACTCTTGGTGACGCTAACACAGACAACATTGTATTTGGTGGTGAAGTTGATTCCGATATTATTCCTGATGACGATGGTACTTTTGACTTAGGTAGTTCGTCTAAAGAATGGCAAGATTTATTTATTGATGGCACAGCAAACATAGATTCACTAGTTGCAGATACTGCAGATATTAATGGTGGTACTATTGACGGTGCTATTATTGGTGGTGCAAGTGCAGCAGCCATAACAGGTACAGCGATTACCGGAACTAGTTTTGTTATTGGATCTGCAGACATTAATGAAACAGAGTTAGAAACTATTGATGGTGTAACTGCAGGAACTGTAGCAGCTTCTAAAGCAGTTGTAGTTGACGCTAACAAAGATATTTCAAGTTTTAGAAATGTAACTGCAACTACATTTATAGGAAACGTAGATGCAGTAGACGGTGATTTTGACGGAACACTAGAAGCTGATGCAATTACAGTTGCTGGTGTTGCACTTGCAACATTTGTAAGAGATACAGTTGGTAATAATATGGTATCTAGTAATACTGAAAGTGGTATTACCGTTACTTATGACACAACAAACGATAACATAGATTTCTCTGTTGATGCTGCGCAAACAGGAATTACATCTTTATTAGCAACTGATATAAAAATAGGTGAAGACGATCAAACTAAAATAGATTTTGAAACAGCTGATGAAATACATTTCTATGCAGCGAATATCGAGCAAGTTTATTTAGGCGACAATATATTTGGACCACAATCTGACAGTGATGTTGATCTTGGATCAACTGGAGTTAGATGGAAAGATGCTTTTGTCGATAGTCTCACAGCTACAGGTGATTTAACTATTGGTGGTAACTTTACAGTTAATGGCACGACAACAACAGTTGCTACAACTAACATGGTTGTATCTGATAATTTAATTGAATTAAACAACGGTGCGAGTTCCAATAGTAATGACTCAGGTATCGTGATCGAACGTGGATCAACAGGTGACAATGCAATATTTATGTGGGACGAAAGTGCTGACACATTTGTGTTAGGTACAACCACGGCTACCGGATCGAGCACCGGGAATTTAACTGTAACTGACGGCGCACTACAAGCAGGATCATTGGATATATCTGGTAACGTTGACATTGATGGTACGTTAGAAACAGATGCGCTTTCTATAGCTAGCACCGCAGTAACTTCTACAGCAGCAGAGTTAAATTTATTAGATGGTATTACAGCAGGAACTGTATCAGCATCATTAGCTGTAATTGTAGACTCAAACAAAGATATAACAGGTTTTAGAAACATAACTTTAACAGGCGAGCTTGACGCAGCGACTTTAGATATTTCTGGAAACGCAGATATAGACGGCACATTAGAGGCAGACGCTATTACAATTGGCGGTGTATCTACCAGTACCCTTTTTGCATCACCGGGATTCGCGGTTGCGATGGCGATCGCGCTATGATATAAGAAACTAGGAGAAAAATATGGCACAAGATTTTGAATCAAATGGTAAAAGAATAACAAATTCAGCTACCACTATTTACACATCAAACAGTGATGATGCTATTGTAGGACTTAGGTTTGCAAACATTCTAACTACAACAGACACACTAGATGTATTTATTACAGACGCGGGTGACAGTGATACTGCTAGATATCTTATTAAAGGTGTTAGCGTACCTGCTTCATCCTCTCTTGAAGTTATACAAGGTGCGTCAAAAGTTATTATACAAAGTGGCGATGTTGTAAAAGCACAAAGCGGAACAGCAAACGGTTTTGATTGTTGGATAAGTTTAGTTGATACAATTAGTTCATAAGGAGTAATTATGGCATATCATGAAGAAATAGGTGGTCCACTATTTATTGGATCAGGCGGTCCAGCATCAGAGGTTATACCTGAACATGATGCTACTGTAGATGTTAACCAAGTTGTTGGTCATGCAGTTCTTGCAGGTCCTGTTTCTTTTAATGCTGTTGTAACTATAACTGGAGTGGTGGTAATTTTATAATGGGATTAGAACTAGACGGCGTTAACGGTATATTAAAAAACACCACAAGTGATGGTGATGTAACTATTAAAGGTAATGATGGTGGCAGTGAAGTATCTGCATTAATACTTGACATGTCAGATGCTGGTACGGCTACATTTAATCACGATGTAAAACTAAGTGATAACTCAAAAGCATTTTTTGGAACTGGTAATGATTTACAAATTTACCATGATGGCACTAATAGTTATATCAGTGACCAAGGTACTAATGATTTAAAAATTTTAGCAACTGACTTTCAATTAAAAAATGCTGCTGATAACGAATTTATGATGACAGCAGTAACTGATGGCGCTGTTACTCTTTATCACAACAACGTAGTAAAAATAGCCACAACTTCTGCTGGTGTTGACATCACAGGTGGTTTTAATGCAACCGTTGGAAGTACAATCACAACTGCTGACAATACGGACACACTTACCTTAGTATCAACTGATGCTGATGCTTCCTCTGGTCCTAATTTAAGAATGTATAGAAACAATGATAGTAATGCAGATGATGATGTTCTAGGAGTTATAGAATACGAAGGTCGAAACGATAACTCTCAAGATGTAAGATATGTGCAATTAACATCACAGGCTAATGATATAACTGATGGCAGTGAAGATGGTAGTTATTATATAAGCACTATGGTTGCTGGAGCATTATCAAATAGAATTAATGTAAGACCAACAGAAACTATATTTAATGAAGAAAGCAAAGACCTAGACTTCCGAGTAGAATCTAATGGCAACGCTAATATGCTATTTGTTAATGGTGGCACGGATAGAATTGGCGTCGGGATTAACGACCCAGTACAAGCATTAGAAGTTAGAGGTCAAATAGGTATATCAGCATCTGGCACTGGTTCTAAGTTTTTAGGCTTTTATTCAAGTGACACGCTTTCTTCTTTTATAGAAAAAAGTGGTGATAACTTGACTCTTTATAATGTTGACGCTGGTAATTTGACATTAGCAACTGGTGATGCTGAAAGGGTTCGTATTCACTCTAACGGAGTAGTTTCTGCTACCGCGGGAGTAGCTCTTGGCGTAGGCACAGCTAATACAGCATCTAATGTACTCGATGATTATGAAGAAGGTACTTGGACACCAACTTTAAGTTCTAATGCAGCCGCCACCGCTTATAGTCTTCAAGTTGGTGTATATACAAAAATAGGAAGAATGGTTCATGTTAGTTGTCAAGTTCAAATGTCTGACCTTGGAAGTTTTGCTGGAGCTACCATACAAGTAAATGGATTACCTTTTACTTCAGCAAATAATTCCGTAGACAGTATTGCAGCTTTACACTTAAACGCAACTGCGATAGCTACATCACCAGATGTACACATTAGGATTCCAGCAAATAGTGCTTTTGCAAGATTAGAAAATGCTTCTGGAGCAACCACAACTGACAATAATATGAATGCAAATCGTTTAGATACAGGTACAAGAGTAAGATTTACTGCGGTGTATTCTGTATAAATATTTAAAAAGGAGAAAACAATGGCAATAACAAAAGAAACAGAAATAGCAAAGATAGAAGTAGTTGGAAAGTATAAAGCTGTTCAGGTTAGAACTGATACTGTTATCAAAGAAGATGATGCAGAAATATCACGTTCAACTCACAGACATGTTGTACACCCAGATATGGATATATCTAGTGAAGATGCAGAAGTACAAGCAGTGGCAAACTCTGTATGGACTGATGCTGTAAAAACTGCTTGGAAAGATTTTCAAGACAGTCAAAATATTTAAGGATAAACTATGACAAGTGAAATAAAAGTCGACACGATCAGCGAACAGACATCCGCGAACGGTGTAGCCATTGATGGCCTTACTATTAAAGA